CTAATTACAGGTAGTACACCACCATCTGAAGGTGTTGTGCTTAACTTACTGGCAATAGGGTTGCCGTATACACCAGCTTTATCTGCTTGAATAACACACTTGGCGGCTACGCTTCCTGTAATATCTACAGTAGCAAATGCTGGTAATGCACAAAGTGATAGTAGTGCTGTTAAATATTTCATTGTATTCCTCATTTGTTATACTGCATGTCTACCATTTTTTCATGCAGTACTTGTTGGGCTAAATTGTTTCGTAAGGCTTTCTTGTTGTCGGGTATAGTTCCATCTTTTAATCCAGCTGCATCGTTTAGTGTACCGCCGTTTATCTTTGCATTGTAATACATATTGATATTAGTTTGTTTGTTTAGGGCTAATATTATATCGCTTTGATTCTGTGCCTTGAATAGTGTAAGAGCATTAGCAGAGGCAGTTAATCCCATCTCTATGCGTGTCTCTTCTTCTTCCTCTTCTTCATCCAGTATAAGTTTACCATCTTCGTCATACTGAAACTCTTCAGCTTCTAGTGTATCTACAACTGCATCATCTTCTAGTGCATCATAGACTATAACCTCTGGTATCTCAGGCATAGGCTTAACATAACCTGCACAAGATGGGTCAGACTGTGGATCATAGCATTTGTCTAACCTGTAGTTGTATATTACAACAGCATCTTTAACAGTTCCTTCACCCTCAACTTCAACAAACCCAGTACCCCATTTAGATGCTGGTATATTTGAAAGAGGGAAAGACTTAACAATAGTATTTCCGGGTACGCCAGACCAGTCATCAGTCTCTCTAAATGTATAACCATCTCCACTTGCGTTGTGATTGCCTACATGCACCTTCATGTCTGCATCTGGGTCTTTTACTGTAGTGTACCTATAGAGTAATCCATTTATATCTACACCACCGATACTAGGTAAGATAGAGTCCATAGCCCAACTTAATGCATTAGATGCCGCATTACCTGTAGCTCCATACGTATATGGTTCAGAGTAGGAGTAAGAAGGCAAGAGTACTAAAGATAACACCCAAGCCAATCTTAGTTTCACTGTTCTCATCAAACATCTTTCTGATTACATCGTTTTGATCTCGTTCGATCTCATCTTTAACTGCTTCCATATCCCATGCTAGTCTAGCTTGATCACCAACTAATCCATCTTTAGGGCATGGTGTACCTGCATTCATCATAGCATCAAACACTCTTTCGTCTTGACACATTACCGATACTGCGGCTACCTTCATGCCCATGTCATACATAGTCTTAGCATTCTTGAGCTTCTCACAGTTCATGTCACGTACTGTACGACCTGCTGAGATACCTAGTATCTGTGTCTGTACTGCCCCTGCTACACCTACAGTACATAAGTCAGAGTTACTTGCACTTATCTGTGGAGATATGGCTGATGGTGGTGGGCTATTGATTGTAGTATCCATAGAACCATTTGAAGTTATAGTACTATTAGTGTCAGTCTTTATAACATCATCATCGGCATGTGCAATACTACCGATTAGTAGGGTAAATAGTATAAGTAAGAGTTTCATTTATTATCTTGTTCTGCCATTCTCTCTACTAGGTTACGAATAGCTTTAATGTTTTCATCAATACGTCCTAGAGAGACAGCTTGCATTTGTACTGTCTTCTCTAGTGTATTTATACGAGTTTCTTGGCGAACTAAATCACGAGCATTATTTTTGACGGAAGAGTCTAATGAAGACACATACCATACAAGTGATATAGTTTGTAGTACGATAGCTACGATTAACGTAACTGGTACTGACTTAGAAAGATGCCAACTCTCAGTCATGGTTTAGTAGGCCATACGATTTCTACAATATTGGGGTAGCCTTCTAAATCTTCTATGTCCAAAAGAGACTGACGATAGTTAGTCCACTCTGCTCTTTTTTCATCTGTCATGCTATTCCAACGTAAGGTATTAGACACAATGGGGTCTACATCTGAAGAAAGTTTTAAGTCCCGTTCTACTCTTGCAAGTTTTGGTTGTTCGGCTTCCCATCGAGCTTTGTTTTCAAGTATCTCAAGCTCTTCTTCATTAGTAAGAGCAACACGAATACCATCTAATATTTTGTAATTTGACATGTTATTCTCCTTTATGACTTGACTATACCAAAGACAGATATGAAGCCTTTGTTTATAGTATTACTGTTATAAAATCTCATCCTGATAGCATTACAGTCGTGCTGTGAAGTATTGCCAGTTTGGTTTCCACATAAGGCATACTCCGCTATAGTTCTTTGTGTAGTATAACTTATATAGGCTGTTTGGCCATGTGCCTGAAACGTTCTGTCATTACCTACTGCTACATTCATTATTTTTACAGTACCAGAAGCACAAGTACCAATATTATCACTAGCGCTTCCAACGCTGTTGGCCATATCTAAATAACCGTTAGCTCCAGTTGCTGCCTGTGAAGTGCTACTCCCAGAGAACGAGGTGTATTGGTTAATACTTCTAACACTAGATAGATAGCTAGAACCACCGTTACTACTAAACTCCATAATCCAAGGCGAGCCGCCAGAAGAGTTTTGTATACCATGAAAGTCTACAATATAAGAGTCGTACAAGCTAGAATTAAACCCTGTAAAAACGTATGAAGAAGAACTGGCTACATCTGAACGATTTAATAAAACCATACCACCAGTAGAAATACCTGTTAGGTTAGAGCCATCGCCGTATAAGTTTCCTGAGAAGTAGCCGTGTTTAAACCTAACACCACTAGAACCTAAATCCATAGTATTATTAGAGTCATTCCCTATTTCGTTAGTGGGAACTACTGCGCCGTTGTACCAACGCATACCGCTACCAGATGCCCTAGCAATATATGGGTCGCCGTTGTTAATACCAATCCCACCACGGTCTGCTCCACTTTTATGTAGTTTTATTACACCACCATCGCTACCTGTACGGTTAGCAATAATTGGACTGTCGTTGTGTTTTGCTACTGAAAGAATACCAGATGAACCTAATGCAATACCATTATCTGCACTTGAATTAGCACTGTTATTATAAGGCGTTGTATCAGTAGTACCCACCAACACGTTGCCTGATGAGTCAATGCGCATACGTTCTGAGTTGTTAGTAGCAAATTTTAATGGAATATTTGCAATAGAACCAATATTAAAAAATGAGTTTCTACCATCAATAATTGCAAGTTCTGTAGTACCATCTGCTTCCATAAATTTAATTTGACCAATATCATCGGAACGCCCAACCACATGAATAGCTTCTGCATCTGAAGGTGCTTTTACAGTTAGTGGCGCACTAGGAGAACTCGTCCCAATACCAACACCAGTATTCGTCGCATGAAGAATATTTGTTCCGCTAGGCTTTAATGAGATAGAACCTGACGCACTTGATATAGATAAATCGCCAGACTGTTGATAAACAGTGTTACCTGTGTCTGCGCCAGCAATTCTTAAACCATGTAGGTAAGAATACGCATCGGTAGTAATACCACCTGTTACGTCAATGCCTGTTGATGTTGTAGCTAGTTTGGCTGAGTTATTGTGGTAAAGCGTAGCCGCACCATCCGTAGTAAATTTAGCGTAAACCTCTGATGAGCCACTCATTAAATACAGGTTATTACTAGCTTTAATCGTAAGGTCGCCAGCTCCTCCTTCGTTTATGAAACTGTTTGACCCATCATGAAATATCTGTAAGTCATCACCAGCACCAAACTTTGCCTTGACGTTATCTAGATATGCAATGTCGCCTGTCATAGTACCACCAGCTTTAGCTAGTTTAGTACCCAAAGCTGTTGTAAGAGTAGAGTTATAGTTAGCATCATCATTGATAGCCGCAGCTAACTCGTTCAAATCATTGAGTGTACTTGGTGCGCCACCTATAAGTGTCGTAATCTTATCTGTAACATAAGCTGTTGTAGCTATCTTAGTACTATCATCAGACTCAGCTTGTGTAGTTGCTGTAGTAGTAGATGATAGAGAACCACTAACAGTACCACTGATAGTACCTGTAGCTGTTATGTTACGGAAGCCTGTTATATCTTTGTTTGTATTAACTACGACAGCTTTAGATGCTGATACTGTACCTGCGGTAATACCATCAATGCTCTCTAAGTCATTCTCATTAATATCAGCACTACCTATTACAAAGCTACCACCTGTTATAGCACCTGTAGTTGTTATAGTAGATGAGCCATTGTCTATGTTACCAAAGCCTGACGTTATGCTACCACTATTCAATGCACCTGTAGAGGTGATGTTAGTTGTAGTGATACCATCTACGTATGCTTTGATAGACTGCTGACTAGCAATACCAGTAGCAGAGTCACTAGCAAGGTTATCTTCATCAAGGAAGCTCTTACCATCTAAAATGTTTATCTCTTGTGCACTATCTGCTAAGTCTCTTGCCTTACTCATATTTTATATCCTTATGTTGGCTTTGTAGGCCATGTTACTGTATTCGGGAAACCTGCTTGTGCTGGTAAGTTAAGCAAGTCAG